ATGTCATCTACAACCGTTGCCCGTGGTAATGCTCACGAGACTTTTTACATTGCCCCAAACATCACCCCAGCTTCATTAACAACATCGTCTGTTAGTTCACTTCAAACTTTCCCTATTGCTGGTTTGCAAACAACTGATATTGTGTCTTTTCAACAATATCAAGGTAACCAAACTTCCAACATTGCAATAACAAATGTTGATGTTGCTACAGCTGGTGTTTTGACTGTTCAATTTCAAAATATTTCAGGTGCGGCAACTGCTATTCAACCAGCCGCAGGGGTTTATCAATTTCAAGTTGTTCGTGTTGAAGGTTATCCACAAGCTACTAATGGAGCTTAATTATGGCAAACACAAGCGTATTTAGACCAGTCGGTTTATCTTATGCTGTTGCTGTTTCAACAACCGCATCAACTGCTTTGACCGTAACCCCAGCGGGTAACGATCAGATCAATTATTGCGGTTTTTTAAATACATCTGCTAATCCTATTGCTTTGACAATAGCAGAAGCAAATGCTTTAAATTCGTTGACTGCTCCAGCCGCAGTACTTCCAACAGCTGGAAGCCCTACTAACACGGTAATTTTAGGCGTTGCTATGACTTCACCAATGGTAATTGCAGTACCCCCCAACGGGTTCTCAATGTCAGCCATTACAAGCACAGGCACAACAACGCTTTACGTTACCCCAATGGCAGATCAATCATGACCAATCAAGTAGCAAATACAAATACCCCTAACACGGTACTTTTGAACACGTTTGCTTCACAACCCGTTATAGCAAGCGGTTTTGGTACTGCGCCAACAATCAAAGGCGCTACGCCAAATTGTTTTGCTGTAACAGTTGGAAGCGGTGGTGCGGCAAACGGCACGATTACATTACCTCCAGCTCCAAATGGTTGGATGTGTATTGCAAACGATGTTACCAATGGTTCTGCTTTGTTTTTACAACAGACTGCAAGTAGCACTACATCAGTAACTGTAACGGGTTATGGCATAACTACTGGACTAGCGGCAAATATGTCTGCTGGTGATGTGATTGTTATGACTTGTATTCCATACTGATGTCAAATCAAACCGCAGTCACCGTCACAACAAATATTGTTCCTGTACAGGCAATATTTGATGTAAATGGCGTTTGCGTTGGATTGGTTGGACCAGGGGGGGAGTTTTTCTCTCCCCCACTTAGTTCCGACACAATCAACTTTGCAACAATAACGAATAGCACAATTAATAGTACTGCTATTGGTGCTACAAATGCTAGTACGGGTACGTTTACGACAATGACGACCAATAACGCCCAAATCACGGGCGGGTCAATCACAGGCGTAAGTATTACGATTACAGCGTTAAACAACACGCCAGTCGGCAATATAACGCCATCTACGGGTGCGTTTACTACTCTTTCAGCTACAACTACAACCACAACAAATTTAGCTGTTACGAGTCTAACTGGATTGCTTTACGCAAATTCAACTTCGAACGCTACTGCGGCTACAGCAAATCAAATTGTTGGCGTAATAGGTAATACGTTTGTTACAAACGCAACAAACTCAACAAACGCAACGAATACAACCAACATCATTGGCGGTTCTGCTGGAGCTGTTCCGTATCAATCCGCAACGGGCGTAACAGCTTTTGCTACGGGTACGGGCGTATTGGTAGGCGGTTCAACACCAACATTTACAACAACGCCTACTATAACGGGCACAAATATTTCGGGAACAGCGTCAGCGCTGTCTATTGGTGGAAATGCCGCAACAGCAACTTCTTCAACTAATTTGTCAGGGGGTTCCACATATGCTTTTCCTTATCAAACGGCTTCAGGCTCAACTACATTCCTATCTGCGGGCACTTCGGGACAAATTCTTCAAACATTAGGCACGGGAGCAATTCCAGCTTGGGTTAGTCAATCTACCCTTTCAGTTGGTTCTGCTACAAACATCGTAGGTGGTTCAGCTGGGGTTATCCCTTATCAAACTGCAACTGGTGCAACAGGATTTACCGCAGTTGGGTCTGCGTCTCAACTTTTACAATCTAACGGTACTTCAGCTCCAAGTTGGGTGTCAGCAAACACTTTATCGGTGTCGAGTGCAACGAATTTAAGCGGGGGTGGAGCTGGGTACATTCCGTATCAATCTGCGTCAGGAAGCACGTTATTTTTGTCCGCTGGAACATCTGGTTATGTTTTGCAATCAAATGGCACGAGCGCCCCTAGCTGGGTGTTGCCAACTGCGTACGCAACCATAACTGATGATACAACTTCAACTGGCACAAGATACCCTTTGTTTGCCAATCAAACAAGTGGTAACGTAGCAACTGAATACACAAGTTCAACAAAACTACAATATCAACCCTCAACGGGTACTTTTACTGCGACTGTTTTTAGCGGGTCATTAGCGGCATCAAATTTAACTGGAACAACATTGCCCAGCACTATTGTTACAAGCAGTTTGACGACTGTTGGGACAATCGGTACAGGAATTTGGCAAGGTACTGTTGTTGCCACAACATATGGTGGAACTGGTACATCTCACGGTATAAATGGAGGAACATTCTAATGTTTACTTGGAAAATACTTGAAGCTCATTCAGAAAACGAAACAATTACACAAGTACGTTATTTTGCGTCTGTGACTGATGAAAAAAACACCGTTGAAACAGAAGGATGGTTGCCAATAAAAGAACGTACGCCCAAACCCGATTTCAACAGTATTCAACATGAGACAGTATGCGCTTGGGCTAGAGAAGATTCAACTCAAAATGGTGTAAATGCCATAGAATCTAGGTTACAAGAACAATTAGACGCATTGAATAAAAACGTCAATACAAAAGCGCCTTGGTCTCCACCTGAAACTTTTAAAGTGAGCGTGTAATGGCACAAACAGGGTATACCCCAATACAACATTATTATTCAATTACAGGCGGTAATACTCCTACAACTGGTAATTTGACTTTAGGTGAAATAGCTATCAATGTAGCAGATCAAAAAGTCTATATGTTGAATTCAGCAAGCAATGCTGTTGTTACTCTTGTTGGTACTTTAGGTAATCAAAACGCCAACAGCGTATCAATTACTGGAGGTTCAATAAACAATACAACCATAGGTGCATCAACAGCATCTACTGGAGCATTTACTACAATTTCAGCTTCAGGCGTAATTACTTCTACTGTTTCAACAGGAACAGCCCCATTTACAGTATCTTCAACTACGCAAGTAGCTAATTTAAATGCCGCAACAGCTGGTACAGCTACAAACGCAACAAATACAGCAATTACTGACAATACAAGTTCAAGCGCTACTTGGTATCCAACCATAGTTTCAGCAACAACTGGAAACTTACCACAAACCACATCAAGCACTAAATTTAGTTTTGTGCCAAGCACAGGAACTTTAACAACATCATATTTAACCCCCACAAATCCTTTAGGTACTGCTTATGGTGGAACAGGATTAACATCATTCACAGCAAATGGTTTGGTTTACGCATCTAGTTCAAGTGCTTTAGCTACTGGGTCAGGACTTCAATTTACTGGTACAAATTTAGGTATAGGAACAACAAGCCCTGGATACCCATTGACGGTATCACTTGCTACACAAAATTTAATACAATTACAAAACACCAATGCGGGTACAAAATTTTGGTATGAAGCTGTAAGTAGCGGTAACACTTATTATTTTCTTAATGGAAGTAATGTTGGGGTACAAATAGCAGATGGTGGAAATTCTTGGTCAGCATATTCTGATTCAAGGTTAAAAAATGTAACTGGAACTTATGCAAACCCATTATCAGATATTGCACAACTTCAACCAGTTAAATTTACTTGGAAATCTGATACAACAAATAAACCTTGTGTTGGTGTTATAGCCCAAAGCGTACAAACTGTTGTTCCTGAAGCAGTTGACCAATTCAAACTTGCAAATGCTGATGAATTAAATGACCAAACAGAATACTTGTCAGTACGTTATACAGAACTTATACCTTTGATGATTGCAAGTATTCAAGCCTTAACAGCAAAAGTAACAGCTCTAGAAGCAAAGGTAGGAGCATAAAATGGCTAATACATACACTTGGAAAATAACAAATTTACAAGCATTTGCGAGTTCAAATGGGCAACCAAATGTTGTGTCTAATGTTGATTGGATTTGTTTTGGAACTGATGGTACTAACACAGCACAAATGAATGGTTCACAAGCAATAATTTATAACTCAGGCAATAATTTTATTCCATTTAATCAATTAACAGAATCAGAAATTATTGGCTGGGTTCAAAATGCTTTAGGTTCATCTGTTCAGGATGTTCAATCACAACTTGATGCAAAAATAGCTAACATAGTGAATCCATCAGTTGTAACAAAATTGCCTTGGTCAACAACTTAAAGGAAAAAAATGTCAACAGTAAATTTATCACCATTTGCAGGGGCAGGGGCACAATTTTTTGATTCCAATGGAGTGCCTTTGTCTGGGGGGTTGATATATACCTATGCGTCTGGTACAACAACACCACAAGCAACTTATACCACTTCAACAGGAAATATTGCAAATTCAAACCCAATTGTTTTAGGTTCTGATGGTAGGACACCACAAGAAATATGGTTGCTTAATGGTTATTCATATAAATTTATTATACAAAATTCTAGTGGTACACAAATAGGAAGTTACGATAATATTCCTGGTATAAACGATACTACTTCATTAATTGCTTTTGAAAACACTTTAATTGGTTCTACTGGTTCTTCATTAGTTGGTTATAACCAAGGAAGCTCAAGTGCTACAACTAGAACAGTTCAGTCTAAATTACAAGAATTTGTATCTGTTAAAGATTTTGGTGCAATAGGAAATAATACTGCTGATGATACAAATGCAATACAGGCGGCTCTGAACTATGCCGCACCCCTTGGATATGTTGTAGTCTTCCCTCCAGGTCAATACAAAACAACTTCTGCATTAACTGCTAGTTTTAGCAGTGGTGGTATTTTCATGGAAGGAGTTGGCTATGGTAGTGGATCAACTAATGACAATGGAATATTTCCTACTGGCTCAGGTTATACAGCACTAACAGTAAGTGGTAATGTTAATGTATTTAGTGTCTGTTTAGGTGGTGGTGGAAATACAATAAATGGTTTGTATTTCAATAATATATCATTAAGTTTAGTTAACAAAGTTAGAGTTTATAACTTCAATGGTTTTGGGATTCGTATTGATAAAGTGTATGACACAGTATTTGAAGTTTTATCTGCTGAAGTTTGTGGAAATACATCATCTACAACATTAAATTCTTATTCATATCCAAATTATGCTTTTGGTATGTTTGATGCTGGTGACACTTGTAATATGTCCCACATTTTGCGTTTGCAAGTGGAGCAAGCACAATACTATGCTATTTATGTATCTGGTAACACTTTAAGTTGTTTGATTGATAATATTCATTCAGAAAGAGCTACTACAAGTGCATCTTATCAAGCATATCCTACATGGGCATTAGGTGGTAATAGATGTAGATACAATGTTGCAAGATTAGAATCAAATCAACCAACAACAGCTACCGTTCAAATTTTAGGCGTTAATACAACTTTTGCAAATTTATTGGTTGAAGGTGCAATTGTTGTATCTGCATCTGGCGTTAATGGTGGTCCAATAACCATTGAAACACCTGAAATACAAGGAACATTACAAGCTCAAAGTAATCAAACTGGCACTATTACTTTAATTGGTGGATCAGTTTCAAATTTAAATTCACAAGCATTAGGGTGGAAAATATTTTCGACAAATATTGGAACTTTAACTATAAATTATTCTGGTTCATCAGACCCTAAAAATTTTGAAGTATTTGGTGCGGTAATTTCAATTTTATCTAGTGGAAGTACAAATTCATCTGCTACTTTTAATGATTGTAATATTGCTAATTTGTCGGCAACAAGTGGTGTTTATGGTCTACAAGGAACATCTATTTATAACAACTGTAATATTACTTGTTCATCTACATATAACATTGGATATTCTGCAAATTATTTTAATAGCTGTACTATCAATGCAAACATTACATTAAACCCTGGTTCTATATATTTAAGCAATACAGTTATAAATGGTACTTTGACACAAAGTTCTGGGTCAATCTCAAGCATATTTGATGGTTCAAGTTATGCAACAGGAACTGTTACAGGATTTGGAGCACCAACTGGAAATGCTTGGAATAAAGGACAAAGAACATTTAATTTAGCACCAGCAACTGGCTCTCCTAAATCATGGGTTTGTACAGTAACTGGTACACCTGGCACTTGGGTATCTGAAGGAAATCTATAATGACTACACCATTAGATATTATTAGCAGAGCCTTAAAAGACATTGGTGCTTTAGAAGCTGGGGAAAATCCAACTGCTGATGCGGCACAAGATGCTTTCAATATGTTGTTAAACATGCTTGACCAATGGTCAAATGAAGAAATGATGGTGTATTATCAATCCGAAATTATTTGGACGCTTACATCAGGACAAACTCAATACACTATTGGACCAAATGGCGAAATTGGAGCTGTTTTCACGGGTTCTATATCGGGAACAACCTTAACTGTCACTTCGATCACTTCAGGAGCTATAAACCTGAATCAAACAATATCTGGTACAGGAATAACTAACGGCACAAAAATTGTTGCTTTTGGTAGTGGAGCTGGAGGCAACATTAACGAAGCGGGTACATATCAATTAAATGTAAATTATCCAACAGGCGTATCTTCAACAACAATCAACGCTTTTTATCCACGTCCTTTATCAATCAACTCAGGGTTTGTACGTATAGCTACCAATAGCAACGGTTATCCGATAGTTAATGGCGGTTTAGATTATCCGTTGACAGTTTTAGACTATGACAGCTATCAGTTAATCGGTCTTAAAACGTTAAATGGACCATGGCCCAAAGCATTCTATTATCAGCCAACAGAAATTCTAGGTAACATTTTCGTATGGCCTAATCCAGCACAAGGAGAAATGCACCTTTTTGCTGACACGCTGTTTTCTCAATATACGAATTTGACCGATCAAATTACATTACCACAGGGCTATAACATGGCTCTTGAATGGTGTTTGGCTGAATATTTAATGCCGTCCTATGGTAAGTCTTCAGCAACACAAATACAAATGGTTCAGCAGTTTGCCGCAAAAGGCAAATCAACTGTTAAGCGAACAAACATGAAACCACCAAAAGTTTCAAGATATGATGAAGTCATTACAACTTCACGTTCAAAAGATGCTGGATGGATTTTGTCGGGTGGATTCTTTAGATAAGGATGTGTTATGCCTGATTTTGGTTTTGTTGGTCCATCTTATGAAGCGCCTAGTATTTACCAGGACGCTCAAGAATGTATCAACTTTTATCCTGAGATTGACCCGCTTAAACAACCTGGAATAAGAGGGGTTGTTGCGCTTTATCCAACGCCTGGTTTAACAAAAATTATTCAGCCTGAAGTTGGTCCAGTACGTGCTATGCGTAATTTGTCTGGTAATGCCATATTATTAGTTGTTATAAATTCATCGGTTTATAGCGTAACAACAAATTATGTATACACGAAAGTTGGTTCACTTAGCACGTCAATAGGTTTTGTATCTATTTCAGACAATATTACAACCAATAACGGATTGACTGCTTATATTGTTGACGGTGCTAATCGTTACACATGGGTTGCAAATAGTAATACTTTTTTAACTTTGCCAGTTACCGATGGACCATGGGTAGGTGCTTCTATTGTAGACGTTTGCGACAATTACAACGTTTATAACAACGTAGGCACTCGAAATTGGGCTTGCACAGACCTTGGCTCAAGTTTGTCTACAAACGCTTATTATGGAACAAAAGATGCCGCACCAGACCCTATTGTTACTCTTATAGCAAATCACAGGCAAATTTATCTATTAGGTCAACAAACAACTGAAGTTTGGGTTGATGTTGGAAACGTTATAACGGGTATCATTTCATTTCCATTTCAGCGTATTCAGGGAACAATGATGCAACACGGTTGTGCGGCTATTGGTTCTGTTGCTCAATTTTCTGAAATGTTTATGTTTGTATCTAAAGACAGTAGAGGTCAAGGAATTATTGGTGTTATACAAGGATATGCTTTTACAAGAATATCTACACACGCTGTTGAACAAACATTGTTAAATCAAACAATATCTGATGCGGTTGCTTATACATATCAGCTTGAAGGTCACGAATTTTATGTTGTTACATTTCCATCTATCAATATAACTTGGGTTTATGATCTTGCTAGTCAAATGTGGCACAAATGGTTATCTTGGGATGGCATACAATTTAATCGTCATCGGTCAAATTGTGGTGCGTTTTTCAATAATTCGTATTTAGTAGGTGATTATGCAAACGGAATGATTTATTCTGTTGACAACAATAATTACACAGAAAACGGTTCAACTATTCGCAGAATTAGACGTGCTCCTCACATTACAAGCGATTTACAAAGACAATATTTTTCTGAACTTCAAATTCAATTTCAGCCTGGTGTTGGACTTGAAACAGGACAAGGGCAAAACCCTCAAGCTATGTTGCGTTGGAGTAATGATGGCGGGTCAACATATTCAAATGAACATTGGGTAAGTATTGGTGCTGTTGGTAAATACAAAAATCGTGCTATATGGAGACGATTAGGTTGGGCAAGAGATAGAATTTTTGAAGTTGCGATAACAGACCCTGTTAAGGCAGTTATTGTTTCAGCAAATTTAAAAGCTGAAGTTGGAGAAAATTGATGGCAACACAATTAAATTCCAACATCAATATTCCGCAAGGTCAATTTCTTGATCAAACAACTGGCAGACCTTCTTTACCATGGTTGTTATGGTTACAAAATCCTAATTTTATTCAAACCACAACTGGTCAGCAAACGATAAATGGAAATGAATATATAAATGGTACTTTAAACGCAATAGGTGGCATCTCAGGAGGTGTATTTTGATGGAGCTTGTACTTACCCCCAGCTCTGAACTATCTTTTGATTGCGATGATTCTAAGCATCAATATGAAATTTTGGAACAATTAGCCAAAATCCCAAATCGTCAAGAGATTGAGCAACTACAAACAGAAATTGCAAAAATGGAACAGCCAGTATTTGATACTGAGCATTATTTCAGCGGTGGTATGTATTGCCGAAAATTGCCAAGAAAAGCGGGGACGTTGATTGTTGGAAAAGTACACAAAAAAGAACATTTTTTCATGTGTGCTAAAGGAGAGATTATTGCCTGGACAGAAAAAGGGATGCGCAAACTGAGTGCGGGAGATATAATTGAATGCAAAACAGGCACAAAACGTGTTACTTTAGCATTAACAGATGCCATTGGAATTACGGTACATATTACTGATAAAACCAATATTGACGAAATTGAAGTTGACCTGGTTGAGCCTGATGAATTGTCTATGTATGCTCCAGGGAATGTATTAAAAACAAAAGTCTTAGGGAGTTGATATGTCATTTATAACTGCGGCGGCAATCGTTGGGGGAACATCGCTAGTTGGAGGATATCTAGCTAGTCAAGCATCAAAAAGTGCGGCTAATACAGTTGCTAATGCTACGACCCAAGGTCAACAGCAAATGCAAGCTAATTTGCAAGCATTGTCTCCAAATTACACGTCGTATCTTCAAACAGGCGAAACTGGACTTGCTAATTTGAATGCGGCTATGCCGTCTTTAACACAAGCGCCTACGCCATACAAACCTTTTACAGCACAAGATTTGAATGCTAATTTAGCACCAAATTATCAGTTTATGTTACAACAAGGTCTTGGGGCGCAATCTCAAGCAATGAACGTAGGTGGAGGCGGTTCTAACATAAACACAGCCAACACAAAATTTGCTGAAGATTACGCTAGTAACGCATATCAAAATGCGTTAAACAACTACATGACACAGCAACAACAAGGGTTTAATCAACAACAAACGTCTCAATCCAACATATTCAATAGACTTGCTTCTGTTGCTCAGATTGGTCAAAATGCCGTTAGCGGTCTTAGCAATTTGGCTACTGGTACAGCGACCAACGTTGCACAACTGGGTGTTGGAGGCGCACAAGCTACTGCGGCTGGTATTACAGGCTCTGCAAATGCAATTTCAAGCGGCATTCAAGGTGCTGGACAGGCTTACTCTAATGCTGTTACGTTACCCGCTATTTTGAACGCAATAGGATAAATTATGGCATCTTTTAATTTTGATACTTCAGCGATACAAGCCAAACCACCACAAGTTGAGCAAATGAAACTCAGCGATATGCTGAACATGGCTTCAAAAGGGTATGAGCTAAAGAAAATGAAAGAGCTGTATCCAGCTATGATTGAAAAAGCCAAAGCTGAATCTGAATCGGCTCAATCAGGCGCTGTTATGAAAGATATTGAAGCATCACAAGCATCAATTCGCAACAAAGAGCAAATGAAGCTCAATGCGTTTATGCAAGACCCGAAAAACTACATGGACGAAAATGGCGACATTGATTTGACAAAAGCTAACAAGGCTATACCAATTATTGCGCCAATGACAGGAACAGATCATTTAAGTAAGTTGTCTACACTTGCTCAAAACAATACTCTTGCGAAAGACGCTAAACTTAAATTTAGTCAAAATGAAAGAGAAATTGTTGCGTCTACATATGGCGCATTGGGGCGTGCTAACGTAACAGACCCAAAAGAATATGCTAGTGCTTTAGACAATTTAGTTAAAGCATTTCCTGATAGTCCTTCAATGAAACAATACGCTGATGCGGCTAAAGGCAATTTAATGATGGTTGGAGATCATTCAAAATTACCAGCTGTTGCTATTGGAACGGCTAATCAGTTGCTTACTTTGCCACAACAACAAACAGCATTTACGCCCACAACAAACGTTGCTACTGTTGGCGGTCAACAAGTACCCGTTACAACTACACCGTCTGCTACTGGGGGCGCACCTCAAGTCAACGTTGGTCAATTTGGAGGTACAACGCCTCAAACGCAACCACCAGCTGGTGCGCCTGGTATGCCTAAAATTGTTAACGAAGACCCAACTCTTACATATACTGGACCAGCACAACCTTTACAACTCAATCCAGTTCAAGAAGGGTTATTCAAGGCTGGTCAAGAAAACTTTAACAAGTTACCCGCACTTCAACAACAAGCTCAAGAAGCCAAAGAATACGTACGGGGCGCAACAAACGCTGTTGAAGCGGCAAAAGGTAGTACGCTTGCTCAGAAATTGCAAGCTGGTGGCAAATACGTTTTTGAAAACCCTGAATTAGACCGATTGACTAAAAACTTGGCTGGTGTGCTTGTTTCTAACGCAAACACAATGGGCTTGAATCGTTCTGATGCGTCTTTTGCCGATGCTGAAAAACTTAGCGGTAGCGCAAAAATATCTAATGAAGCGCTTAAAGACATATTGCAAAGGGCGGATGCTCAAGCAAGTGCGGCTGATAAATATGCTACTGCCGTTAAAAATTACCGTGAAAAACGTGGCGAAATCAACGCAAGTATTCACGAAGGAAGATTTAAGTCAGCATGGTCTAATGCTTATGACTCAAAAATATTCCAAATGGATAACATTGCAAACTCTAATTTGCCTGACGCAGAAAAAACAGCACGTATTCAAGATTTGACAAAAAATATGTCGCCAAGCGCATACACAAAATTTGTAAATGATGCTAAAACAATTCATCGTCTTGAGCAAGGAAAATACCAATGACAGACGTAGCTGATGATGTAGACGTACCTGGTCTCAAGTATTTGAAGCCTGTCGCACCTACTGCGTCAGCTACAACTGCTCCAGCTACTGAAGCGCTTCCAATCAATCCTGATTTACAAGATCGTATTTCAAGGCTTAATGATGAATGGAAATCTCGCAAAGACCTTAATCCTAAAGGTTTGGATTTGCCAATCACAAGCAAATCACGCACATACGATCAAGAAAAAAAATTATATGATGCTTGGATTGCCAGTGGTAAAAAAGGTAATTTAGTCGCATTTCCTGGTACTAGCAAACACGAAAGCGGAGATGCTTTTGATTTGTTGCCAACTGTGCCCAACGAATTGTTAGACAAATACGATTTGCACAGACCGTTTGGCGCAAAAGACCCCGTACATGTTGAATTAAAACCTGGTACTGTCATGGCTCAAACTGATGACATAGATGTGCCTGGGTTTAAATATTTAACGCCACCTGGCACGGTTACGACACAAAAAACAGCCAAAACAACACCGTCAATTACTTTGCCAACAACGCAAGAATTGAAAACCACGGCTAAACAAACTATTGCTAACCCTGAATGGTGGGCTAAAGACATTGCGGCAAAAGCGGACGTTGCTTATGGCGGTCTATTGGGCGCTGGACAATTTGTTGCTACACCGTTTGCTAAAGCGGCAGATTATTTGACTAATTCTACGGCTGGTACAGACGTATTGAATCGTGTAGCGGATTTTGCTAGTCATCCTGTTGGTAAAGCAATGGGCATCACTAATGACCCTGTATATCAAAAAGAAGTTGCTACAAAAATATTGGGTACGATTGCTCAATATGCTGACAAACCAATCTCATATATAGCTGAACAAACAGGATTGCCTAAAGATGAAGTGTCTTGGTACGCACAAGCGGCTGGTATCAAATTAGCACCAGTTGTCGGTAAAGCTGTTGCTGAAGGCGCTGGTAAAGTAAAAACTGCCGCTATTGAGGGCGCTGAAACTGTTGGCAAAGCTAAAGAACAAGTACAACAACAGTTTCAAACCCTAAAAGAAGCGATGAAGCCTGAAGCAAATCCAAATTTGCGTAGTATTGGTGCGGCTGAAGCTGATAAGGTTTCTGTGCGTAAAGCTAATACTCAAGATTTGTGGGAACCAATAGACCTTGAAAGAAGTCAGTTGACCAGAGATTTTGGCGATGTAAATTGGGCAAGGGAACACGCAAAAGACCCTGTTGCTGGAAAATTGTTTCGTGATTTGTACGCAGATCAAAACGCTAAAGTTGCTACCAATTTCCAAAAAGCTATTAACAATACGGGCGCTGAATTAACAGGCGTTGAGCGTGCTGAACTTGGTCAAAAAATAAATAATGTTGTTGACACATACAAAAAAGATCGTTATCAAAAAGTCAGCGATGCGTATGATGCGGCAGATAAAGCTGGTGAAACACTTGAACAAGTTTCATATCAACCTTTGCTTGATTACATCAACAATAAACGACCAACAGTAAAAAAACAAAATCCTATTCTCAGTACGATTGAAGAAGAATTAGCTCACAATGACCCAATTCAAATAAGAGAAGTACTAGACAAAGAAGGAAAAAAAGTACAACAAGAATATCAGAATGGCACAATCAATTTGCGTCAATTTGAGGATATTCGTAAATTAATTGCTGAAGAAACAGAACAAGGCACATCTAACGGTTTTCATGGCAATCAGTTGCGTAAAACCATAGATCAGTTGACAGCCAACAAAGGCGGTGAACTTTACAAAACAGCACGTAAACTTAATACAGATTACATGACTGAATTTGAAGATACGCCTACTGTTAAAAACATTACAGCACTTAAAAAAGGCACGGTCGATAGGGTTGTTCCATTAGAGCAATTGCCCGAAAAATTGTTACTCAGTGCTACAAAAGATCAAGTACAACAAGTATTTAACACTTTAGCTAAAGCTGGACCAGAAGGTCAGCAAATGATAAATGAGCTAAAAGGCGTTTTGGGCGAACATTTGCGTGATCAAACTTTCCAAGGTGTCAACAGAGACGTACATGGAAATTACGTTCCATCTGCGCCTAAACTTAAGGCGGCATTAGAAAAACTAGATAAAAGTGGAAAGCTGGATTTAGTATTTGGTAAAAAAGATGCTGAACGTTTTAGGACGCTTAATGAAGTTGTACAGGATATTCGTACAGTACCTGAAGGTTCAGTCAATTATTCTGGTACTGCGGCTAATCTTAAAACATTGTTGGCTGATATAGCGGGTTCATATGCTTTAACAGGCGTACCAGCTCCTTTAGTTATGGGCGCTAAATATACAGCGAATCAAGTCAAAACCCTTAGAGATGTTAATAGGGTCAAAGACTTTATTGATTTTGGAAAAACAAAATAATGGAATGGCAACAACTTATCAACATTGGTGCTTCAACATTGCTAATGGCTCTTGGCTGGTGGTGTCGTCAAATTTGGGATTCAGTACAGGCTCTCAAAAAAGACGTTCAAAAAATTGAAGTTGATTTGCCAACACATTACGTTAGAAAAATCGACATTGAACAAAGATTTGATCGTTTGGAAAACATCTTAGACAAAATATTTGACAAACTAGACAACAAAGCTGACAAATGAGGTGTTTGAATTGACCCGTTTACGCTTATTGCCGCCGCAAGCACGGCTCTCAAACTTGTTAAACAGGGTTGCGAAATGTTCCGTGAGGGTCAAGCGTATGTCAAGGACGTTGTCAAGACGGCTAAAGAAGTACAAGCAATTGGTAATGAAGTTTTGGGGTTTTGGGGCGAACTAAAAGCTATTTTCGGTTTTAAACCAAAAATAAATGAAAAAATTGCAGAAAAACCGCAAAAAACAGATTTAAAACAGTCTAAACGCAAACAAGAATTTGATGCTAATGCTGTTTATTCACAAATTGGAAAGAACATAACGGATTTTTTTAAAGCATACAACGCATTGAAAGATCATATTGCAGAGGAGGAAGAAAAGTCCAAAACTGTGTATGACCCAACAGGAGATCAAACTGAAAAAGCTGTTCAACGTGTGTTAGCGCTAAGTCAAATGGAAACGATGCAAATAGAACTAAGGGAATATATGGTGTATCACGTTCCACCAGAACTCAAAGATTTGTACACTCGCATCAATCAGATGATTGGTACTATTCAAAACGAACAGGCGTTGGCTAGACAAGCTCAATTCAAAAAACGGAGACAAATTGAAGCTGAACAACGAGAGTTTGCTGACAAAATTTGGTTTAGAACAGCATCAACTATTGCGGTAATTTTTGTTTCAATTTACATTATGAGCTTTATGTGGGCACTAAAACTAATGACTGGGGATATGTAATTGTTATTATTTGTTTAGCATTTTTGTTTGTGTTGATATTGCCTGTAATCGGTTTTATGTACATGGACATTAGACAAGAACGAATAATGATTGCGTATGATTTGAAAAGAATTGAAAAACTAAAAAAAGAGCTAGAAAAGCAAAAGGAAACAACAAAGGAGTAATTATGGATTGGTTAAAAACAATAGCACCTACCATCGCAACAGCGCTTGGTGGACCATTAGGTGGGTTAGCGTATGAAGCAGTCTCTAAAGTGCTAGGAGTGTCTCAGGACGACGCTAAAAAGATGCTAGATGACGGTAAATTGACTGCTGACCAAATAGCGTCAGTCCAGCAAGCTGAAATTGCCCTAAAAGCCAAAGCACAAGAGTTGAATTTGGATTTTGAAAAATTAGCAGTAGAAGACCGTTCAAGCGCTAGAACGATGCAAACTGCAACACATAGTTGGATACCCCCATTTTTAGCATTTGGTATCACAATTGGATTTTTTGGTATTCTTTATGCGCTAATGACGGACAAAGTAACCAAATCAGACGAATTGATGATTATGTTGGGTTCGTTATCAACAGCTTGGACAGGCGTAATAGCGTTTTATTTTGGCAGTTCAGCTGGTAGCCAAGCTAAAGACCAAATGTTACATCAATCAAAATTTGCGGAATTAAAATGATAAATTCAAGATCACTAGATGAACTTTTGCCTGAAGTCAAAAAACGTGTTGAAACATTTATACAATTATGTAAAGACAATAACATTGATTTATTGGTTACTTCTACATATCGTGATAACGAAAGTCAGGAGAAATTGTATGCACAAGGACGAACAGAACCAGGACGAATTGTTACAAACGCTAAAAGCGGTGATTCTTTCCATAATTATCACTGTGCTGTTGACGTTGTTCCTCTCGTTTCTGGGAAGCCTGATTGGGACGGAACTCATCCAATATGGCAAACAGTAGGACAGCTGGGGAAACAAGCTGGATTAGATTGGGCTGGTGAATGGCATTCTTTCAAAGAATTGGCTCACTTCCAATACACGGGCGGTTTAACTATCGCTGAACTCAAATCAGGTCAAACAATAGCATAAGGAAATATCATGGCAACAAATTTCAAAATCAGCGGCAAAGAACACAAATCACCAAAATCACACTATGTTGTTTTGCGTGAACATGAAAAAGCAAATGAAAACGAAATTCACAGACTTGCGGACAAATTAAAAAAACATGAAAGTTTACCCGCAGATAAAGCACACCCTAGGGATCAATCTAGTGCACCTCTGCCCAATATGCGTTAGTTTTCAGACCAACCCCCAGCCCAGCAAATAAAAATTGCACCCGCAATGATCGAGAGCATTCCCAACAGAAAACCGATCAATAAAAATAAAATGGTATCAATCATTTTGAATGTCCTTTTTTTTAGGCATAGATTCTCCTAGGGTGGATAGTACCAACCAGCTCCATCTACCAGTATTAGTAGACTAAGTGCGCATAACGGATTTATTCATCTTATACACGATACCTAGTTTTCCACCTAAGTTATATCGTGCTTTACCAGTACCTAAATCAAGTCTGGTCACAAAATCAGGGGTGTAACTGATTAGCGGTGTTTTCTCCCAAGCTGTCCATTCAGACACTCTGCTCCGTGTGGGGTACGGATGCGTCACAAAATAAAAAAGCCACTTAAAAAAGTACCTTGGTCGCACCCCCTTATTCAAGGGGCAAGATACTTCTGTAAGTGGCTTCAGCTATTGCGTGCGACGGCAACAACTTAATTATAAGCTAAATTTTTATTTTTTGAACCACTCTGGCTTTAAAAGTTGCAACTGCCATTGTCTCGCCATAGGAATCAATGTCCATTGACTAACTGCCGCTTGGGAAATACCCAGCAACTGAGCCAATTTGGTCTGTCCACCCGCTAATTTACACAATTCTTTTTTATCCATGTTGTAATTATAAGGGTTCTTATAAGTTTTTACCAACATCAAATCAAAACATAACCCTAAACTTTACTCGGGAATATAAGTTAGCTTATAATTCTTTCACCCCCCGATTTTGGGGTCTTTTAAACTTTAGGAGAAATCTGATGGCACACGAAATCGAAACAAACAAGATCACTGGCAAAGCTGAAATCGCATTTGTTGGACAAACCCCCTGGCACGGTCTTGGTCAAGAACTAACAGCTGACGCATCAATCGACACTTGGAGCGTTGAAGCTGGTCTTAATTGGGAAGCACTCATTGCCCCAGCTGTCTACACACCCGCACACACACAACTTCAACTGAACTCTGGTCGCAACGTAATTTATCGTAGCGACAATTACGAATCACTTGGCGTAATGACAGGGCGTTACAAAATCCATCAGCCTACTGAAATATTAGATTTTTTTAACACGCTTGTTCAGTCTGCTGGTTTCAAATTAGAAGTTGCTGGTTGTTTGCGTGGCGGTAAACGTATTTGGGCACTTGCTAACGTTAACAAAGAAGCCTGTGTATTGCACGATGATATGGTCAAAGGTTATTTGTTGTTGTCCACATCGTTTGACGGTTCAACAGCCACTATCGGTCAATTCACTAGCGTTCGTGTTGTGTGTAATAACACTATATCAATGGCAGACAACGAAAAAAATGTTGGTCGTGTTAAGTTGACACACGGTTCATATTTTGATGCTAGTTTGTTGCGTGATGAGCTTGGTATTGCGGTTAGCGGATTTGAAGGCATGATGGATGATTTCAGATTTTTGGCACGCAAGTCAGTCAAAAAAGCGCAAGTCGACAAATTTTTGAAACAGATATTTCCGATGGTTCAAAATCCTTTCAAAGCGGGTGAAATGAAAGAATCAAAGGGTTACAAAGCTGTTTTAGAGCTGTTTGACGGACGTGGACGTGGTTCAGATTTGCCTGGCGTAAGCGGGACAAAATGGGGCTTGTTGAACGCTGTTACTGAGTACGTTGACCATGAAGCTGGTCGTGAATCTGACTCCAGACTTGCAAACGCATGGTTTGGAGATGGAAACCGCCTGAAATCGCACGCTAAAGAGCTGTTGATGGCGTAACTTGTAGAGGGGCTTGCCCCCTCTTTTTTTAATCCCCGCAAGGGTCTTTTAGGAGCATTTATGAATGAAGATTTGAACGATACAACCAAAAAATTTCCACGCACTATGCGTGAGGCATTTCCTCAAGACGATTCACCAATAGAACATTACGCTAACCCAAATGCTATGAACTGGGTTTTTGCTGTGGTGTATGTATTTGCTGTTGTTGTTATGTTGTTAGACTTTTTTGTTTGGAGACCGTAATGAACGGAACAGACATCATTGCAGAATTACATGAAGCGGCATTGAACACTTCAGACGACACGATCAAGGTCACTTTAAATTTAATTGATCTATATCAATTCAAAATACACGAGTTGGTAGCAATTATTCGACAACATGAGGAGTACATCAAAGAACTCCAGTATGAAATTATCGCAAAGGAATCACAATGAAACACAAACACTATCACACAATTATTGATTGGGCTGAAGGTAAGCGCATACAGCAAAAAGTTTACAACGAATGGATTGCGTGTGGAAAACCAAACTGGGATGAAAATACTGAATACCGTGTTGACCCAAATCCAACACCTGACTTTGCCGTGTCAGCCAGGGTAATGTTTTCAGATTTATACAAAGGAGTTGAATTTGCTGAAAACGGTGCGCACAACGTTGAATTTTTATTTGATGGTGAGACACACAAACTCAAAGCACTCAGGATCAAAGCACTCAGGAGATTAAAAAATGATTAAAGATTTACTAGCACTCAACGTCAATGAACACACAGAAAAGAAAAACAAATTGACGTATTTATCTTGGGCTTGGGCTTGGGCTGAAGCACTCAAGGCTGACGAAAAGGCTACATACAAAGTAGAGCTGTTCAATAACAGCGAAGGCGTGTCACAGCCTTTCATGAACATTAACGGCACTTGTATGGTTTGGGTAACGGTTACGCTGTTTGGTAAGCCAATGACGTGTCAGTTGCCCGTGATGAATCATATGAACAAAGCTATTCAAAACCCTGATGCTTTTGCCGTCAATACTTCCATTATGCGATGTATGACTAAAGCGCTGAGTTTACACGGTCTGGGTTTATACATTTACGCTGGTGAGGATTTGCCTGAAGGAGAGGAATCAGCAACAACCACTAAAGTCGATGAATCAAAAATGTTAGATTACATTGCGGCATTTGATGAAGTAACTGATATGGACGGGCTGAAAAAACTTTACATTGAAGCATATGCGTCGTGTGATGGCGATACAAATTGGCAAAAACAGATCATAGCGAAAAAAGATCAAATCAAAGGAAAACTATCATGACAATACCAATAGAGGAAATCAACAATCGCATTAGTTATGTAATGGACAATTTCAATTACCGTGAAAAATGGGATTATGAAATGTGTTTAGAAATGAGAGAGATAAAACTACAAAACAAAAATTTAAAGACAAGGCTGAAACGATTGGAGGGTCACAACAGCTTTATGTTTGATTTGATTCGAGACATCTGTGAAGTTGAAACAGGAGAATCTGATGGAAACACAGAACATGATGATATTTGATTATTTGTCCAAGGGCAAATCTTTGACAGCAATGGATGCTTTAAAAATGTTTGGTTGTTTTAGACTTGCGGCAAGAATCGCAGAGCTGAAAACAACTGGCATTGAAATCGTGTCTTCAAGGAAGCAAGTCAAAAACCAGTTTGGTAAAGACGTAATTGTGGCAGTTTATTCTTTGAAATCAAAATAATATGGGAACACCGTACTATCACACTGATGAATCTGCTTATGAGAGCATAAAAAATTATCAGGATTTACATGGAAATGCGATTTTTAACGAAGCACTAGATGAGATGTATCAGAATTTAGATGATCTTGATATTGAAGATCGAAGTGCTGTATTACATTATGTAAGAAACATTGAACTAAGGAAAAAAAATGGAACAAAGAACTGAAGAATGGTTTGCGGCAAGAATGGGCAAGGTGACAGCTAGTCGTGTCGCAGACGTGATTGCTAAGACAAAGACAGGGTATTCTACATCCCGTGAGAATTATTTGGCTCAGTTAGTTTGTGAGGTTCTTACGGGTAAACCCGCTGAATCTTTTACCAATGCGGCTATGCAATGGGGAGTAGATCAAGAGCCACTAGCACGTGCGGCTTACGAAAGTTATCAAAACGTTTTGGTTGATGAAGTTGGGTTTCTAACTCATCCAACTATATGGGAATCAGGCGCAAGTCCTGATGGATTGGTAGGTGATTTGGGTATGGTTGAAATCAAATGCCCAAATACAGCAACGCACATTGATACTTTGTTAACGCAAACAGTACCAGGCAAATACAACACGCAAATGCAATGGCAAATGGCTTGTGCTGGACGTCATTGGTGCGATTTTGTGTCATTCGACCCACGTATGCCATTAGATTTACAACTGTTTGTTAAGCGTGTGGAATATGACCCGCCCTATGTAGCGATGTTGGAAAAAGAGGTTATTCAATTTTTGGGTGATTTAGATAACAAAGTAGCACAATTAAACAAACTAAAGGTAACAAAATGAGTAAAACAGTCTATGAAGTAAAAGTTGTATCAGGTAAATATACCGATAGAGAAGGCAAAGAAAAGTTGCGTTACACACAAATTGGTAGCGTAATAGACACTAAAAACGGGCTTATGTTAAAACTCAGCGCATTTCCTGTAACAGACGAACATTGGAATGGCTGGGCTTATTTAAACACACCGTTGCCTAAAGATTCAGCGCCCCCAAAGCGTACTGAACAAGAGGATGACATACCGTTTTAACGTAGGGGGTACGCCCCCTTTCAAGGAGCAAACATGGATGATGCAGAATTAGTATTAAAAATACTTCAAGATTACTACGGGCACAAATGGTCTGGTGTTGAAAATTATATTTTAGCTAGACAAAAATACGCACAGGGTAAAAAATCACAAGCACAGATGTATATGCACATTTTCTTATGGGCTGAACATCTTTACACAGCAAAAGAAATTATGGATTCACTCAATCGGGAGGGTTTGTATGTTAGAGACGGGCTTTGATAGATTTTGGGCGGCATGGCCAAAAAACCCACGTAAGGGCGCAAAACAAGAATGTCTCAAGAAATGGAAAAAATACTATTGTGAGACTTGTGCTGACCAAATCATTAAACACGTTGATTGGATGAAAACCACAGATCAATGGCGTAAGGATAACGGGGCGTTCATTCCCGCACCGTTGGTTTATTTGAACGGTCAGCGCTGGGACGGGGCTGAAATACCCGAAACAACTGATATTGCTCAAGACCGTGACCCGTATTTGATTAAATTGGAGGAGGAACGTAAGAAATTTGTTCCAATGCCAGATCATATAAGAGAAAAGATGCAGAAAATCAGAAACAAATTATGAGACGTGGACGAATTGATGACAACCAACGAATTATTGTTGACACACTACGCACAGCTGGTGCTACGGTTGTTTTGCTTTCAGACGTTGGTAGAGGTGTTCCTGACCTTTTGGTTGGATTCAGAGGAGTAACATTGTTAATGGAAGTCAAAGACGGTAAAAAACCACCGTCAGATCGTCAATTAACACCTGACCAACAAAAATGGCACGCAGAATGGAGAGGAGGGGCGCTTGCAATCGTAGACAGCGCTGATTCTGCTTTAAGAATGATAGGAGTAATCAAATGAAATATTTAATAGCAATTTTAATTTTAGCTGGGTGCGCTGATAACAAACCCCCAATAGTACCCGTAAAAGTAGAGCCACAAGCTCAACAGATGAGCCGCAATGAGGTTGTACAGGCTTCAATGGAATGTGAAGCGGGTAATCTAAGACCAGTACCAATCATATCTAAACGTATGGTTTCAGGAATGTACAGCGACATTGTGATAGATGTTCAATGTATGCCTAAACGTTCATCAATGTACTAGGGGACAAGAATGAATCTTAATCAGGGCAAACTGGCTGAAGGTCTTATTGATGAATTGTTTGAACTTATCCACAAATATGATGAGACACTTTATATGTCAACAGTAATTGGGTGTTTGGAATTAGTTAAGCAACATTTAATTAATGATGCTATGGAGGAAAATGATGACTAAAGAAGTAATGAAACAAGCTTTTGAAGCATTGGAAATAAATTTGGTTTTTCTTAGAAACGTTAAGCCATTTAAAGGTCAAGAAGATTTGGCATCAGATTGTGTTGCAATGACAGAAGAAATTATTTCCACTTTAGAAGAAGCACTAAAGAAAGAGCAGGATGATTCAGTTATCTACATTCAGAAAATGATTGAAGCTTTATATGAAAACAGCGACCCAGTATCTGTTGAAGCGGCTGAGTTATTAGAAAGTATTAACGCCAAACAAAAGCGGTGTGATCCTGAAACCCTGAACTACACGGTTAGCGTTGAATGCAAACGATGCGGTTCGCACGAAAAGTATGACTTAGAAGTTGATTATCCCCCGCCACAACAACGCACATGGATTGGACTATTGGATGATGAAAAAGAACACATTGAAATTTCTGGTGGCAAAGCAGATTTGACATTAGCAGAAAAAATAGAAGCAATTCTTAAGGAGCGCAACACATGACTAAAGAAATAATGAAACAAGCGCTTGAAACGTTTGAAAAAATAGCAAGTTGGTATGATTATGACCAAAGTGTTGGTGCATTAGCCTCAAGTATGTATGAAGCAAGTTGCTTGTCAAAAATGAAAGCAGAGGAATTACGCCAAGCTATTGCACAGGCAGAGAAGCAAGAGCAAGATGAGCCTATTTGTCGTATGCGTGTAGAACAAGATAGCGTTACTTGGTATGACGATAAAGGAAGTGTCACTATGCACGTTGATTCATCTAATAAAGTAACAAATAATTTACAACCCAAACAAGAGCGCAAGCCGTTGACGGATGACGAATTTTTGGAATTGTTATTGCGCAAGGGTAACTCTGAAATTCTCCACTACACAACTTTTGTTGGGGGATCAATTCAGATGCAAGGAAAAATTGGATTGTTAAAAAGTGCCAAGGTTATTAAAGAATTTATTGAAGCCGCCCACGGAATAAAGGAATAACACATGACTAAAGAAGAAAACAATTTTGGTTGCAAAACACACCCAGATGCACCACATGGATTTGTTCGTAATGCTAGTCATAGTGAAGATAGATATGTATGTGAATGTGAGTTTTGGGAGCCTCCAGAGCAGGATGAGCCGGTGGCTTACGTTTACAGAAATGGTGACAATGACCCTATTTTTAGTTGGAGTCGTTGGGATAAGTCAGGTCGTGAAGGATGGCATGAAACGCCTCTTTACACCACACCACAAACTAAAGAATGGGTGAGTTTGACTGATGAACAAATAGAAGATTGTTTTGACGAGAGTTGTCATCTTAAGGTTGTTGACCCCAAAGGTGGAATCAAAGGAAGTGTAAATATATTTGAAGTAGGACGAGCAATAGAAGCTAAATTAAAGGAGAGGAACACATGACAGAACAAGATTTGATGGATGCTCATCACAGAGCTGTTGATTTTATAAGAGACAACGCTAAAGTTTACGCAAAAGCTAAATCAGAGCGTGTTTATCTTGAGGAATTCAGAAAATCTAAAAAAGCGCTGTTGATGAAAGATGCTATGGAACAAGGCATATCAGCAGTCAACCAGCAAGAACGGGAAGCATACAGTCATCCTGAATATATTGAATTGCTGATGGGACTGGGTCACGCAATCGAAGTTGAAGAAACCATAAAATGGAAAATGGAAGCGGCAAGGCTCAGAGTAGAGATTTGGCGCACCGAGGAAGCCACTAATCGGGTCGTAGACAGGGCGCATACATGATACCCAAGCGAACCTATGTTAGATCGAAAAAATTGCTAGAAAACGCCCGTTGTTTGTCTTGTCAGCATTGCGGTAAAGACGATGGAACTGTTGTTGCGTCTCACACCAATTGGGGCGGGGGCAAAGGACGTGGCATTAAGGCTGACGATAATTTGATTGCCAGTTTATGTTTTTATTGTCATGTTCAAGTAGATCAGGGGCGCAAATCTTCAGAGGAACGTAAGCAGATGTGGCTGAATGCCCACAAAAAAACCATACAATTGATGCAAAAACAAGGGTTATGGGTAGTTGACGTACCCGTACCTGATGTGTCAGAATTGCGGTGAGATAATGCAGTTGTCTCTTTGGGGTATAACAGCCCCACTTTTTTATTTTCTTTGCAAAGGAAAAAATCATGGGTTATCCCAAAATGGAAGTTGAGCCTAAAGGCGCTAAAGCTAGTGACCGT